CAGGAGATAGGTGCTCTGTTGGGAAAAGTAAACAACCCGGACAATTCGCCCACGGCAAATTCCGACAACCTCGTCAAGAGCGGCGGGGTGAAGGCGTTCGTCGAGGCGATAACCGGACTGTTGGCGAACCTCAACACGACCGCAAAAGACAACCTCGTCGCCGCAATTAACGAGGCGGCGCAAACGGGTGATGGTGGACTGGTCGATATTACGACGCAAGAGGACGGGGCTCTTGTCTTTGTATTCTCGGATGGAAGCACGATTACTGTGGATTTGAACCATCAGCATCCCGGCTATTTTAGTAAGGTTGCAGAGAACGAAATCCCGTCCGGGGGTTTCCTCCCCGATGTGGCCTACAAACTCGGCGAACTGACGGCATTGACGCTGACCTTCGACCTCGCCTCTCCCGTGTCCGGGAACATCAACCATTATTTCTTCGTGTTTAGCACGGGTTCTACTGCCCCGTCCACGGTGAACTGGCCATCGTCCGTGACCGCTTGGGGTGGCAACTGCATCGACGAGAACACGGGGGAGCCGGAACTTTCCGCAAGCAAGAGATACGAGGTCTCCATCCTCGATGGTGTCGGATACATTAGCGAGTCGTAGTTATGGACGCATTGTTACGCAGACGGTCGATGATTGTGGCGAGTGGTGGAAGCCCTACGCCTCCGACCCCGGTCATCGAACCCGTGTTCTATGACCGACTCGTCTTTGATGGAACGGCCTACATTGACACGGACATTGTTCCAGATGCGGAAGCGACATATAGGATGATGTTCGGAGACGAAACCTTGAAGGCATCGCAGACTTTGTTCACGATTCCGGCAGAAAACTCCACCAGAATCGGTGTAGTCTATGGCTCTGCGACCACATCCACAAATAGGGTTTTTTCGGTTTATTATGGAGCAACAGGGGCCGTCCGTACTGGGGATGAACTTAGGTTTTCATCCGGTAGATACACAATGATGCTATCTCCAATTAAATTTCAGTATGGTCAGTATGTGGCGGCATCCATAACAAAGGGAGAGAACGCCCCTTCCGGAGCGCTCATCATCGGGCAGAACGCTACACATTCTGGGACTGCATACACGGGTTCAGTCGGAAATCTTCGGATATATGGCCCGGATGCAAAAAACGCAACCAACTACACGGATTTGCTGAACAACTATACACCGACGCACACACTTCGTCCCTGCACCTATGATGGTGAGGCGGGCCTTTGGTGCGTTGAGACTTCAAAATTCTACGGGAACTCTGCCGAGAGCGGAACTTTGTCTGTATTAAATAATTCGTAAAAACATGGCAAACAAGACTGTATATCCTTTTGGGACTGACGGGCAACTCCCGTCAAGCATCGGAATCATCAATGACCCATACACCGGGGGAGTAGACAAGGCCGCATCTGCGGAAATTGTGAAGAAACTGAACGCCGACATAAACGACATTGTTGAACAAGACATTTCGTCCCTTTCACTTGTGCAAGCCGGTATCAGTACAACGACTGATAAATGGTACACCAACCCTGATAACAAGTGTAAATTCCTCCCTGTTACACCGGGGAGAACCTATGTGGTGCACTCCCCAGAAGACCGAGGTGTTAGAATCGCCATATTGAAAAGTACAAGTCATACGGAAGGGACAACGGCTGATTATGCCACGGGGTGCGAACTTGTCCTTATTCCGAGGCAGACCTACCAATCATTCACCATTCCCTCGGACGGGAACTATATGTATATCCTCGTTTTGAGCAACGGGAACGACTGCACCCCGCAAGGTGTTTATCTTGAATCCTTCTGCGTTTCCATTGACCGAAACAGTCTTGTCATTGAAGGAGAGAAGGTGCTTGATGGTATCGGATTCAATAGCGGACTTCGCGGCATCGGCGATACCCTCGTTGCCGTCCGTATGCAACTTGTGAGGGGCGAGAAGTATCGCCTTCACATCGTGAATCCTTCGTGGCCCCGCACCTCCGCTACCGGGACGAACTCAATACTAATCATCCGTGCGTGGGTGAACGGTGCATGGGCTTCATCGCTCGTCAATGTGAAGAACGGTTCATCGGTAGAACCATACTATGACTTCGTGATGCCGACCTGCGAATACCTTCAGTTAGGCATCCGGGCCGATGTCGGCGAGTTCGTCTATTTCCGCTTGGAAAAACCATATTCAAGTGTACCCGTAGCGACTACGGACGAATACCGTAACGCTCACATCGCTTTGATGAACAAGTACGCGGAGAGATACGGGGCGGTGTTATCGACCTTCATGGCCGCGAACGGGAGCAGCAAGGTGTGTGCGAAGGACATCGCCTTGCTTGGACTTGCGGCTATTGAGAACAACATCATTTCCTCGTTCTGGGGGGAGAAGGTGGTGAACGCCCCGGTGTTCGGGCCTAACGCCCGGCTTGACACCTACGAAAGCACCTACACCGATGAGGCCAGTCACCCGATGGTCGCAGACCTTTCCGACTATTACCACATCTTCGGGGGAAAGACGGGAAGCGGTGGCACGCCCTCGCAGGGACGCAACCTCGTTGTCGCGGTCAAGAGCAAGGTGGACGATGCGTGGCTTGTTGGTTGCGTTCTCTATTCGACCGCCGACACGCAGGGGGACAACCGTTTCTCCGTGATGAAGCAACTGTTCGACCTCTTGGAACAACACCGCACGGGGGCAGCTGTGGACGCAAGTTCCCTTCGTTGTCAAGGCGCATACGCCTTTGTTGTCCCGGAGGAAGGTAATACGCAGAACTACGGGGACTATCCTTTCGTGAGTGTTGGGAAGAACGAGACGGGCATCATTGATTCCCACTCCATCGTAAAGTTGCTCACGGCCCTTGTCGCAACCGATTGGCTTTCGCCGTATGAGATGCTGACCTTTACATCTGAAGACCCGTATGGCGGCACTTCCGGGAATATGTACGCGGACGGAGACCAACTCTATGCGATAGATGCGCTCATCTCTATGAACTTGACGAGTTCGTCCATCGCGGCCCGGTGCATCGCCCGATATGTCGGGATGAAAGTGCTGGAAAAGAACGGTGGCGCGAAGTTGTACTCCTTCCGCCTGCTCGGAAGAACGGCCTACGGTGTCGGTACGCAGACTTGGCTGGAATGGCTTGCATCCCCGGACTATCTTGCGTGGTCTGCGGAGACGGGCATAACCCTGTCTTGTAGCGGTTCTTCCGCATCCGTGAACATCTCCACGGGCGGCTCGCTCTCCGGAGCAACGGGTGGGAGTTCCATTTCTGCGAACACCATCTACAACTCATAGACTTCCGGCCCTAATTGACTGAATTAACAACGGGAGGGCAGGGGCCTCGCAAGAACCATACTTGCCCTCCATTTAAACCGATTCACAAAAACGATAGATTATGAAACAGCCAGACATCGGAACAACGGCCAACAATGTAGTAGAGGGCGGCGTGGCCGCCGTGACAGTCGCCGTGTTAAAACAAACAGTTCTTACAATGATTCCTTTTGCCTTGCCAGCATTGGTCTTGGTGTTTCTCGACTTGTGGTTCGGGGTCAAGGCCGCACGCCATCGTTATAAAAAGTGGAAAAGAGAATCCGACCGGGTTACTTTCTCCAAGGCCCTTCGTGGGACGGTCGGGAAGGTCATGGAATTTTCCGCTTGGCTCGTCCTCGCCTCGTCCGCGTCGATTGCGTTCGAGAAGGAGTGGATTCAATGGTCGGTACTCGGTCTGGTGTATCTTAACGAGTTCGGTTCCATCATCGGGAACTACCTTTGCACGAAGGACATCGAGTTCTCAATGCTCGACTTCCTCCGGGCGGTGCTGGTGTTCATCGGTCGATGGATTGGGAACAAACTCGGAATCGTGACGGACGATGTGTCCTTCGACGATGTGCTGAAACCCGCCAAGCAAGGGAGGAACGCGAAGGGGCAGTTCACGGCTAAAAGCAAGAAGAAGAAATGAGAATACTGATTGACAACGGGCACGGGGTTGAGACCAAGGGAAAGCAATCCCCCGACGGTACGCTCAAAGAGTACAAGTGGGCGAGGGAGGTCGCTTGTATGATATGCGACCTCCTTCAAGCCGAAGGGTACGACGCAAGACTGCTCGTCCCGGAGGAAAGGGACATCCCGCTCGCCACACGGGTGGCTCGTGCCAACAAGCACAACAAGAACACCACTATCCTCGTGTCTATCCACATCAACGCCGCCGGGAGCGACGGGAAGTGGAGGAGGGCGAGAGGGTGGAGGATATTCACCACGAGGGGCATCACCGAGGCGGACACCCTCGCCGAGCATATCTGGCAGAAGGCGAAGGAAACCTTCAAGTCCCCGCTCACCGTCGGCTCGTATTCCAACCAAGAGTACGGGCACGATTGGGAGAACGACTTTTACATCATCAAGAAGTCGTACATGCCCGCCGTGCTGATTGAAAACTTCTTCATGGACAACAAGGAGGACTGCGAGTATCTGAAAACCCCTCTCGCAAAGGCTACCTGTGCCGAGGTCGCCGTGGCGGGAATCAAATCGTACCTGAAATCGAAATGAGTACGCTATCCAACCCCGACCCGCTCTATTGGGTGATTACCGCCGACGAACACGCCTACGGGCCATACGACGACGAGGCTCTGGCTCTGGCATTTGCTATGACTAACTTCGGCATGGAAGGATGGACCATATCGCAAACTTGAAGCCTTTTTAATTCTATACCAACTTTTTTAGCCAAACTTGCCAACGGGACTCCGGGGAGGAATTAGTCATAATCGTATCAGGTGTTTAGTGGTTCCACCTCCCCGGATGCTCCCTTAATGAGAACGAAAGATGAAAAAGTCTTCTATCTTCCTCGTATTGGCGTTTATTCTCGCCGTTCTCGCCTCCTTTTGGGCCGGAGGGGAATATGTATGGAAAAAGTGCGAAAGTGCCTTAAATCGAAAGGATACGGTCTATGTCGAGAAGTGGCTTCCGCAACCCGTCCAAGAGCCGAAGGACTCCGTTATAGTCAAATGGAAGTTAGTCCCTTTCCCGGTCCACGACACGACCGCCGTCCACGACACCACCCATACGACCGATTCCGTCCTCGTCGAAGTCCCCATCGTGGAGAAGACCTACGAAGGCGAGAACTACAAGGCGACAATCAGGGGATTCCAGCCGGAACTCGTAGACATGTGGGTAAAGGAAAGGGAGACCACGATTACAGTCCCGTACCGCAAGCGGTGGAGCGTCACCGTAGGCCCGCAGGCCGGAATAGGCATCACCCCGAAGGGATGGCAACCCTACGCGGGGGGAGGTATTACGATAGGATATTCTTTCTAACCAATAAATCCAATCTGCCATGATTACACCATCAAAAATCAGTTACACGAGGCTCCCGTCAACCCCGTTGATTAAACCTCCGCACATCGGTCCGAGAATCAAAACCACATCTAATGGAACACCAAGACCAACAAGTAGTAAGTAGAATTTTGGATTCGCATAGAGGGATAGTGGTGGCAATACAGACATTCCCGTTCGTCTATGCCGCCCTATTCCTCTTCTTGTACGGCTCGTATATTTTCGTCGACAATGAGACGGTGCGATTCTTCATTGATTACGCATTTTTCGTGTCTCCGATAGTCGTGGCCGCTCACTACTTCTACTCACGCATATTGCGGATGTGTGTATGGCATAGAGTAGCATGCCTCCTTCCGATAATGACGCAGATAGTCGACTTGCTCGATACATTTGTGGCAATCGTATCAAGGAACGGCATGACAATAATGATAATAACCATCATCGTGTCAATCGTTATCTATGGATTCACAATCTACGGGACATTCTTCTCGCCCGATGGAAGAAATTATAATCGGTGTATTAGAGTTGTTTGTGGGAAAACTCAAAAGGGGTGATTGCCCGATGTCGCAAGTCAACGCCGCATACAAGGCGATAACAGAGAACATGGATGTCTTCGCGACCGCCGACGAGTTGTCGGAGCATTTCGGGAAGTCGAGGGTGGCCGTCCACGGGGTAATCAAGCGGAACATGACCGTGAAACCGAAACGGAACATAACCCTCTATTCGCTCTTGAACTTCATGAAGGTGATGCCTCCTTCTTGGCACAGAAAACAAAAACTCAAATAGGCGCTTATGTCATTGAGAGATAGAGACTAATCACTATCTCGCCCACTATAATATTCGCACGGGTTCGTCTGCCGACCTTTGTACCAGCGATTCAAATGAGTCGTTGGTATTTTTTGTTAACTAAAAACCAAAAGAAAATGGCAGACATTTCTTACTTGCCTGACAATCAGGCCAACAACATGCTCCCGTACTTTCTCGCCGGGCAGAACAACAACGGCGGTTTTTTCGGAGCGAACGGCGGTAGCGCCTTCTGGGGCGCTCTCCTCGGAAGTCTCGTCCCCGGCCTTTTCGGAGGATGGGGTAACGGCTTCGGTGGCGGTTTCGGCGGCGGTGGCGCTGCTGCTGCGTCGCTTGGGGCGCAGGCTACGGCGAACTCCAATGCCGAACTCATCCTCAACGCCATCAACGGGACGGATGCCGATGTGCGCCTCCTTGCGACCACTCTCAACACCGATGTCGATTCCTTGAAACTCGGCATCAACACCGTGCAGGGCGGTATCGCGCAGGTTGCGTCGCAGGTCGGCATGAGCGGCCTCCAAGTCGTGAACGCGATTCAGGCTGGCAACTCCGACCTCGCATCCCGCCTCTGTTCTTGTTGCTGTGACATGAAACAACTCGTCACCTCGCAGGGTTACGAGAACCAGATTGCCACACTCAACCAGACCAACGCCCTCGGAGGCGCAATCAACGCCAACGGCCAGCGCACGGTCGATGCCATCGCCGACCTCAAAACCACGATGGTGCAGGAGTTCTGCGCCGTCAAGGAACGCGAGATGCAGTCCAAGATTGACACGCAGGCGGACATCATCACCCAACTCCGGAACGAGGCCGACAACGCCCGCCAGACCAACATGATTTCCGCGATGCTCGCCCCCATCGCCAAGGAGGTGGACGACATCAAGTGCAAGATGCCACAGACGATTCCCGTCCAGTATCCGAACATCGTTGCGATGAACGCCACTCCCTATATGGGCGGTTTCGGCCCCGGCTACGGTTACGGCTATGGTGTTCCCGGTGGTAGTTATTGGGGTTAATTGATAGGAGGACAATGCTATGGCCGTGTTTCCTTTTCAATATGTGAACATCCGTGGCATCCCCACCATCAAGGCGCAGAGCGTGGTCGTTTCCGATACCACGGTTGATTTCAAGTTCAACCCTGATTGGAACTCCCGCCCGTTCCGTGGACTCATCCTCGTCTATCTCGCCGAGGCAATTCCCGAAGGGACGACTACGACTCTCCCCATCCGCTTCTCTATGGCGGGGACTACGAGTAATGTCACTCTTGCTGGTGGCGACAACTTGACCGTCGCCGACCTTCCCGGAGTGGGAGTCTATCTTGTGTATTATGACAGACTCGCCGACACGCTCCAACTGCTCAACACACCAACAGCCTAATCAGGAATTAGGTTCGGAGTTCTTTGACATACTGACATGAGATTCGTAGTCGGATAGATACATCCATTGGAATCCCTTATGGCTTTTTAGCCGACCATTACAAACTCGATGGATTGCGGAATGAGAGTATCCCTCGCTTTCAAGTTGGGTCATCGTGTCTAATACACGGACAAGTTTTCCATTAGATAATTGTACGACCTTTCTTCTATTTGGCGCTGGTTTCCCTTTCTTATAACGCGATTGGGCCTCTTTGTGGTGTTGCTTGGAATTATTCATTTTATAGTTACACCATTGAAGGTTGCTGGAATTATTGTTTTGCGGATTATCGTCAATGTGGTCAACACATGGATAATTATTGGGATTTGGTATAAATGCTTTGGCAACGATAACGTGTACCAATTCTGTTGAGTGTTTCCCATTTTCGACGAAAGTCATTCTTCGATATGGAGTGCTTGGGGCAATGGATGTACTGCAAATGTGTGGTTTCATCTTTTTGTGAAAGATTTTCCCATTGCGCTTATATTCATAGTAGTTTCGGATGGTTGCGATTCTTGCATAATTCGATACGATATAAGAACCTTCTCGGCCGACTACATCTCGCCATTCTTCACCCGGCAGAGCGATGCTCTGGATAAATTCTTCGTTTGTCATATTGTCAACATTTACTTTGTGTCAACGATTAAGAAAAGGGAAAGAGGCGTTGACGAACCTCTTGTCAGTAGGTCATGACTCCTACCTATTCCCCTTACAAATTTAACAATTAATTTTCAAATAACATTATGTTCCAAGGAATCCCGCAGGGTGCATCCCAGATTGCGCAAGGTGCGACCCTCTACATCCTCAATCGGAAAGACTTCTCCGTGTCATTGGCGAGTGTGACCAGCGTCTCGCAACCACATGTCTCGAAGGCGGCGCAAACCAACCCGGCTCTCGTGATGCAAGGTTTCGTCATAGATGTTTTCATCAATGTCGGAAACGAAAGCACTTCCATCGAGTTCCCGGTAAACAACTCTTCGGCGAACTACCCGGACAAGGGTTGGTTTGTAAGCCCGGACAGACTCCTCGTCACCCGCGAAATAGAGGCGATGGAGACCAACTCCAAGCAATTCGTCGCACAGAAGCCGTGGCACGAGATGGTCATCAGCAAAGCACCCTCCCTGATTATGCAACTTAATCCGGAGAAGAAGGTTGAGGCCGAGCAAGCGCAAAAGATAACTCAACTCGAAGCGCAACTTTCCGAGATGAACGGCAGGCTCGAACAAATGGTCGGGTTGCTCTCTGCCGGGATTCCGAGGAACGCAACCAAACCAAAGAAGGAGGAATAAAACTATGGGATGGATTATTGATTTATCCGAAAGAAGCGGCGATGTCCGTCGGTTCGAGGAAGGCTTGAAGATGGCGAAGCACGGCCTCGCCGAAGCCTATGGCATCTGGGAGGACATGAAGGAACAGTTCTCCGAGCGTCGTGGTTACTCCGAGCGTGATTCCTATGGCGAGCGGTACAACTACCGCGACCACTACGGCGAGAGGGGCGGTTACTACCGCCGCGATGACCGGGAGTTGGATGACATGCCCGAACGCCGTTACCGTGATGGCCGTGGCCGCTACATGTAGAACGATGGGGCGGGGAAAACCGCCCCTTTTAATTCTCAATGCTATGACCTCATTTGAAGAATACACCGACCAGTACGGTTGTAACTTTAACAAGAAACTCTATGAGTTTGCCGTGTCCATGATGGAAGGACGGGGCGGAGAGAAAATCGCGCCCATGACGAAGGAACAAGTGTCTGCGTTCCTACGAGCGAACGGCGTGACCATATCACGCGATATGGGATACAATGCCGCCTATGTTCACGCTATGGCGAAGGCCGACTATTGGGACTCGTCCATCACGGACGACGCCCACCTCGCACTCTTCGTCAAGGACTTCCTCGACGACCCGGACGGGACGGACACGAAGGCGTTCGACCACTTCGTAGTGGATTGCCGTGCGAAGGGTGTCCCGATTTTCTGGGACGAAATGATGTAGTCGTCATGGTCAACCGCGTTATCAAGGTCGGCAGATGGATAGTGGATTTCCTCTTTGCGGAGAGGCGATACGACATAGAGGGCACGACAGCCTGCCTCCGTCATGCGAAGGCTCCGGAATATATCATAGACCACGCCGTCGAACTGATGGAGCAGGGCTCTCCCAACACGGGGTTCACATACTCGAACGCCCTTGTCTTCCGTGCCGTAGTCTGCATCGGGCCTACTACCTCCGGGGCGGAGTTCGTGGATACACTGGTACATGAGGTACACCACCTCGCGGTGGCGATAGCGAGGGAACTCGGCGTGGACCTCGAAAGCGAGACGCCTGCCTACCTCGCTGGCGATACCCTGCGGGCGCTCGCCGATACCGTATGCCGTCTCGGTTGCGAACATTGTAGGGGATAGACAAAAAATCCCCGCCACCCAATCACGGATGACGGGGACGGCTATCCGCAATTTTGTTCAAACTCCTTGTACTTCGCCACCTCGCTCTTGTATGCCTCGGGGACGGACAACATGTCCTCCATCTTCTTTCCCATGTTGGTGACGGACGAGTGGTTTCGGTTCATCCTCCGGCCAATCTCTCCGTTGGAATATCCCTCTCCCCTCAACTTGTGTGCGACGAATGACCGGATAAGGAGGTTCACCCTATCGCGTGTATTGGTGAGTCTCCGGTCGAAGACTTTTTCGGCGGCCTCCAACACTACCGCGTACCGTTCTTCTATCGTTGGTTCGTCGTTGTCCGGGATGATTGTCACCGTGACCTTCTGCCCGTCCTTGAATCTTTCGAGGATGTCCCTTTGCTTATTGAAGAAGAGGGTCTTCCGGCCGCAGTACGACACGATGACTTGGGCCTCGAACGATACGGTCCCGGCCCTTTGTCCGTCGCCGTTCATTGGTAGATTCGGAATTTCATGGAAAGCACCCTCCGGCCATCGTCGTTCGTGGACTCCTTGACTTCGTACCGCTTCAGTATGTCTTGTGCGATTGCCTTCGATATCTTGTCCCTCGCGTGGGCGGTGATTTCCTTGTCGTTGTCGAACTTGATGAGGTCGGAGTCGGTGACGGTGTAGGACGATGTGAAGGTGTCCGCCTTGTCGATGGCCTCCTTCGCGTTCCGGAGCGATTGCCACTCCCCGATTATGGTCTGTTCTTCGACGGCTATACGGTTCGCCCGTCCGTCCAAGTGGACCGAATACTTGTCGAGTTCTTCCCTCTCTTCGTCCAATGCCTCGGAGCGGTTGATAACCCATGCAATCCCGATGATGACGACGATTGCGATTATTGCGAGTATGTAATAGATTGCTTCCATTGTTAGATTTGTGTTAATGTCTTTTCTTCGAGTACCCGTTGGGTTCCGTCGTCCATCCGGACCACCCAATTGTTCCCGTTTCCCTTGAACTCGATGGTCCCGTCGCCGTACCTCTCGGTGCGTACCCGGTCGCCCGGCCCGGTAATCCACGGCCTCTTGAAGTCGAACCGTGCGATATCCTTCTCCGTAAAGCGGCCAGAACTCGGCAAGGAGCGCATGAAACGGAAGATTGAGTAGAATCCCTCGGCCGTGGCCGAACGGTCCGTGTAGAGGAGAATTTCGCGCACCAACTCGAATGCGTCGGCCATGGCGTTGTCGTACCGTTTTGAATTGCCGTCCACGGCCTCGAACATGGAGGAGTCCACGCCGATTGCGTCGAAGTATCTCTCGGCATCCTTGTGGCATTTGAGTAGTCGGTTGACTTGCATCTTCTTCTCCCGTTTGAAGAACGACCCGGCCTTGATTAGTTCCTCGTCGATGTCGGTCATCATGATTGACACGGCTTGTAGGAGGAGGTAGAAGACATCGACCTTCCACCCCAGCGAGGTCTCCTTGAACGCCTTTTCTATCCTATCGTTTTCCATCTTTGAGTTGCTTTATGAGTTCGTCGGCTTGTTCAATAGCAATTTTTGCCATTTGCTCAAAAAGTCTATCGTTGGAATCCGGGTTGCTATACCATCCGGCGAGAATGTCCTTCGCCGCCTCCCTTCGGAACGCATCCCAATCAACCGCCTCCTTTATGATGAGAGCATCTTCAAAATAGATGCGCTTCCCGATTTCGCCCTCTTCGGGCTCGGTTGCGACATACTGCTTTTCGGTGTATAACCGCACCTCGATTTCTTTTCCGTCCTCTTTCCTGATTGCTTTCATGGTTCATATAGTTTTTCGGTTGGTGTTATTTCGAGGACGAATTCGGGGCGGGAGAAATCCAATCCGGATAAATCCTCTTTCTTGATTTCAAAGGTCATTTTCACCACTGGGGAATCGGTTCCTCCCTCGTAGGCGGTAAGTATTGCGTTCACTATCATTTCTTTTCCTCCATATATCTTCGTAATACCTCCTTGTAGTACGCCTCCTCCGTCTGGAACTCGGAGAGCAGTTGTTCGGTGTCGTGTCCGGGGAGTAGGTCATCGGCGATTTTGACGATTCGCTTGATGTCCTGCCATGTCAGTTCTTGTTTTGTCTTTTTCTTTTCCATATACACTTGTATCTTGAACATATATCCACAATCTTGTGCGTCCCGCAGTTATAGTCGTAACACAGCGGGTAATGCGCCATTGACAAGGGCGGTTTAAGTTTGAATATGTCGCACTCGGTGCAGTTCGTCTTGTTGTCGCATTTTACCGCCGTGTAGGTTTTGCCGTCTATCTTCGCATAATGAGGAATGTCCAACTCCTTTCGCGGGATGTCATATTCCATGTTCACATGTTTGGACTTGACGGAGAACGGCCTGACAACATACCATCCCAGAGTGCCCTCGTTCTTCATTATGCGGGTGAGTTCTTGATAGCCCACGCCAAGCGTTTTCGCCGCAACTCTCACGGACGGGTATTCCTTCTCGAACCCGGTTTTTTCGTTGTATAGAAAGACGGGATTCATTTCTTTGCCCCCTCCTTGATTCTTGTTATCAGTTCTTTCAGTTCTATCCGTATGGTCGGCTTCGGCTGTGCGTCTCCGAGGATTTCCGCAGTTCGTGATTCGATGATGGCGATGATGTCCTTCTCGGCTTGCTCGTAGCCTTGAATGAACACTTTTCTTGGTTTTCTTTGAGTAACATATCCTCCGTCCATAGTCGGATAATCTGGATATGCCTTCAATGCGGCTTCCTCTGCTCGTTTACTCATGGCTATTTGATATTAGTATCGGTTTTACATATTCCAGATGTCCCTTGTTGCGGGCATTTGATGCAGTCGTGGTGCGGGTTGGTGCAGGGGCCGCCGAGATAGCAAGGAGGCATGAATGGGCCGTACATGGGGAAATGATAGGCGACGGCTTCTCTATTTCTCTTGTCGGCGTGTTCTACACCCTCGGAAAATCCTTCGAGATGGGCCTTGCTGATGCGTTCCTTGTCGTGTTCTTGGCAACACTCGTATCCCTCCTTGTACTTGTCATCGAGCATCTTTTTGAGAACATTCTTCGAGATTGGAATGATGCCGTCCTTTTCCCTCTTTTCCTCGAATTGGTAGTAAGCGATGCCAAGGAGTTCCGGCGAGAGTTTCTTTGCTTGCTCGGCTATCTGCGGTGAAGTGTCGACCGGATTCGCCATCGCATAGTCGAGTATTTCGGCGAGGCGTTTCTCGAACTCGGTCAGTTCCTCCGGCTCGTCGGTGTAGAGTTCAAGGTCGGGCTCGCGCTCTGGGAGTTTCGTCATGTGCCTGCCAGCCGTATCGTAGATAAGCCCTTGCTCACCTCCGTCAATTTTGACACAGACAATGAGGTTATCTCCGTTGTAGTCCCAGCACACGATTCTTGCTTCGTGTTCTTCAACTTTTACTTTGTACTTTCCCGCCTCAATCTCCGGGCGGTACTTGATGTCGAATGCTATCTTTGCCATACCTATTTGTCGTTGTTCTTGTTTCCCATCAGCGCCCCTACCGCATTACCGATAAGGAGCCACGATTCGGCTGCGTGCGACTCCACGGTCTCAATGAGGGCCTTCCCCTTATAGAGCCGGAGAACGGCAGGCTCGTTGGCATAGTCTTGCGGCAAGTCGGTGAGGATTCGGCAGATGACGACGAAGGGCCTTCTTCCTCCTATCTGCTTCGGGTTCCCGATGATTTCGTGGACATAATACTTGCAGGGGTCTCCGTTGTTGGTGACGCTTTTCCATCGGATTGACCTGCGTGAAAGGTGTGGTTTCTTTACCATGATTTATAAATGGTTATTGATATTTATAGGTTTCTATTAAAAGGGCGTGTCCTCGTTCATGGTTAGAAGGAAAGTGTTTATTAAACTTGGTTGTCACGCCCTATGGAAAAGGCATCCGCTCGTGGTAGGAGATTCGAACTCCCGTTACCCGGTGTAGGTTGTGCGCACATATTTCTACCATTGAAATATCCACGATTGGATGCCCTATGGAAAGGGTGCGGTGGGGGCTATAACCTATTGCATATGATAAATCCTGAATATTGACCAATCTCCCTGCCAGCCTCGCGGTGGGCTTTTCCGCACCCGTATTTGTCATTTGTTGCGTTTGTCTAACTCGTCCTTGACGGATAATCCAGATAGGAATCCCACAAAGAAGGCGACGCAAGCAATCGCAAAAGCGCAGGGGACTAATCCGAGAATAATGTTAATGTTCATATCTCAATATTTTTTGTATCTTTGCATTGACTAACTCACGAAGGGTCCCAAACCTTGATTTAGTTTATTGGCGCAGGCTTCGGCCTGTGCCTCTTTTTTGTCAGTCAGTTAGGGCCGTTTATGATAGAGTTAATGGCCACCAAAGGGAGCAAATGTCGGCAAGGATGTCCCGTTTACCCTTCCACCAATTCTTTACACCTTCGCCCACT